CACGGAGCTCGCCACGCTGGATGGAGTTCTTGAATTCGATTGCTTCGCGAGCAAGGTTTTGGAACTCGTCCGGACCTGCGTACTCTTCAATCGTTGGACCACGCTCGATCCGGAAACCAATCCAATCCCCTTTTGAATTGCTTTCCTCGACAGTCGAAATTTGATAGGTGCGATAATAAAGCGGAGGCGTGAAAAGCGATCCGTCCTTGCGCTTCACCTTCTCGGAAGTCGAGATGGAAAGCCACTGACGTGCCTTCTTCAGCTGCGTCGAAGTCATCGGCAAGAATGACCGGCGACCACCAGCGCTGAGGTTCAGCCCGAAAAACTGGGCGGTCTCGGCGATGTAGTTTCCGTTCGGAAGGATGACCTGATTGTTCTCGTTCCGCGTACCGGTGTCCAGGATTGAGGCATCATTGTGAATGCCGACCAAACCTTTGCCCGACGAGCGCGGAGCCCACTCCAGGTATTGCTTCACGAACAACACCGGGAGGAACATGAGAGGCTGCTCAAAGACCTCATTCATGCCAACGTCGCAGATGTCGCCGACCGACGCACCTTTGATGTATTCAGGCTTTTTGGGCTGGACTTGCGGGGACAAACCCTGCAGGATCGTGAGGCGGGGGACAATCAGGTCTTTCGCTGTCACGTTCTCGAGGCCGTCGCCGCTGAGCTTATCGAAAAAGCCAACGTTTTCGCTTTCGGAGCTCGGGAGGTTGGCGGTTTTGGAAGCAACCGCCGTGCTTTCGGGTTTCTTAGCCATATTCTCTCTTTCATGCCGACTTAGGTAACGGACCATCCGAAACCATTTTTGCGGCTGTCCCAGCTTTGCCTGATTTGTGGGAAAAGAAAAACTGTTTTTTTAAAAAACTGAATCTTTTTTCAATTTTAGGGGTGGAAAACGGATTCAGATTACAATTCTATCCATTTCAAAAAAGCAATTATTTTCTGTTTTCAAAAGAAATTCGTTTTCTTTTTATTTTTTTGAGGCATAGTGAACTCGTCCTTTGGCGTTGAAACCGACTAGGACGCTGGTGAATGATTCTCTCCCTTCCGGCCGGATCAAAGGGAGACGCCTAAATAACCAGACGGATCCTGTGCTCCGGACCTCAAAGCACAGGGGCCATTCGCCCGATGGGCATAAAAGGATGAAATGAAATGACCAGAATAAACTGCGTTCCCCCGAGCGAGCTTCATGATAAGCACCTCGTGGCGGAATATCATGAGCTGCCAAGGATCTACACGTTGGTCCGCAAGGCCATCGCCCGTGGAATGGAGCCCAAGGACTTTGCGGCCTTCAACACATACACAATGGGTTCCGGCCATGTCAAGTTTTTCTACACCCGGCTGAAATGGTTGGCCGAGAGGCAAACGTTGTTGGTTGAGGAGATGCTGAAACGGAAAATGCGGCCGCAGAGCGTGCGGTTCGAGGAGCTTTTTTCCGGCATCCGCCGCTCATGGTTCGGAGACTGGACGCCGGACGAAGCCGCCCTCGCGGTCAACCGCGCGAGGATCGCGGAGCGATTGGAGGAGATGAAGAACAAGCCGAAGCGGAAAGTGATCGGTTATTACGAGATGTTGGAACAGGAAAAGCTGGAGGAGAAGAATGAAAAAGCCGCTGTCCAATGCTGAAGAGCTGAGGAAAAAGAAACTGAAGTTGGTGAAGGAAGCCAGTCGAATCGACAAAATACGCCGGACGATGACGGTCGGCGGACAAAAAATGAACGTAACCTTACCACGGATGTCGTGGGATCCAGTCGAAAAGGAATAAAATCATGGCCATCAGAACGAGTGCGGTCGACAAAATGTCGAAAGAGATCCAAGTTCTCCAGCGCAACATCCTTCAGCTCATCAACGAGGTGAATTTAATTAACTCGAAAAACGGGAAACAGAAGATCGAAAATGCGGAAAGGAACGTCGCGGAATACAAGCTGGCGCTCATCCGCTGCCGCGATGTCATCGAGGATTTATGGCGCAATACGCCGGACAAAGATTTCGAGCTGAAGCAGGAAACCGCGATCTTTTTGAGTGCGCTGTCATTCACCATCGGCGACAGCGGAAGAAGTCTGTTCAAGGACGCCGACACCCACAATTCGGAAATTCGTGCGCAGCAAGCAAAGGTTCGCGAAGCCGCAGAAAAACGTGCCAAAGAGGTTGCCAAAGAAACCAACGCAAAACGGCGAGCCGCCACCACGAAAAAGGGAAAGAAAAAGTCATGACAAAGCCAAAGCACGAACTCGAAGTCGAGGCGGCGCATTTCGAAAAGCTGCTGGAAGTGCAGAAAAAGATGGCCCGGCATTTGAACAATATGCCGATCCATGATGTGCTTTACATTTTGGCGGACTTGACTAATTCGATCCTGAATTCGCAAGAGCCACCCCGGCGGAAGAAAAACTGCGACATTTTCGTGAAAATGATTTCGCCTCCGCCGAGCTCAATCATCATGACGGATTCAACCGGAAGGCCGAAACAATGACAAGGTTCAAAATCAAAGTGATCACCTCGGTGACATTTATTTTGGTCAGCTATTTTTTCGCGAATTATATGGAAAATGTTGCGGTTCCGACCGCGACGACCATTTGGTTCGCAGCGGCTTCATTTTTCTCAGGTGTTTTTGGGATCATGAGCGGGATCGCGGCAATAATTGATTGGGAGATGACAAATGATTGAATTCACAAATGATTACCAGCGTGCGATGGAGGCTGCGGGTGCGAAAGTTCCAGCGTTCTCTGAATTCGGTTCCTATCAAGGGGACTGGTGGGCATACGTCATTCATGATGGGAAGATGGGCTATGTCCATGGGTCTTATGGCTCATGCTCGGGGTGCGATGCGTTTCAGTCGGAGTTTGGCTGGCGCAATAAGGAAACGCCCGAAACCCTCGCGGCGTTCGGCAAGAACTACCTCGAGCAGATGATGCCGTTCGAAAGAGCCATCGAAGAGGCTGCCGAGCATATCCAATGGGACAGCGAGGCCGAAAACGTTGTTGCATGGCTCAAGGACATCGAAGCGGCGGCGAGGGGACAATGAAAAAACAAAACAGCAGAATGAAACAAGTTTACACGCTTCAGCGGAATGACGACCGAGGTGAATCGGTTCAAACTTCGATTTCGTTCATTCCAGGTATGCCCGACATGCTCGTCCTTGAACAAGGAAAGGCGATGGCTGATGGTTCAGGGACCGTGAGGCAAAAGATCGAGTTGACGTTTCCGGAGGCAAAGGTTTTCGGATATGTTTTGAATGAAATTCGGAACATAAAACGGATTGTCAATGATCTCAATGTGGAGGAAGACGACGATGACTGAAACGAATAATGCGATCAGCATGGATAAAAAGTACCGCACCCGTGGTGGCCGCGAAGTGCGGATTTATGCGACGGATGGGAATAGTATTTGGGCAGTTCATGGAGCCATACTTACGGAGGATGGCTGGTGGGCAATGTGTTGGGCAAAGGATGGAAAATTTATATGCGGTGGAGTTTATGATGGTTCACCTTCATCTGCGTCTGACCTCATTGAAGTGAAGCCCCGCATCAAGCGCAGCTTTTGGGTGAATTTATACAATGGATCAAATCGTTCTGGTCTTTTTGATGCGAAAGCAGATGCTAATCTTGCTGACAAGCAAACAAGTTTAGGTGTCCGCATCGCCTGTGTGAAGGTCGAGATAGACTGCGAAAAAGGTGAAGGGCTATGACTGACAACCCGCATTATGTGACGCCTGATGAAGCGAAAGAAAAAGGATGCGTGATGTCAATGGCTAGGCAAAATCCTAACTTTGTATATCAAACGTGTATTGGCAAAATGTGCATGGCTTGGCGGTGGGATGAGCATGCGCCTATGCGGTACAAAGGCGATGGAAATCCCCAGCCGACAGAACAGGCCAAGGGCTATTGCGGGATGGTGCGGACATGAGTGTAATCATTGATATTAACAACAAGCTAATGATCGTGGACGATGAAGTTTTGCCAATTAAGCATTGGTCGCAAGGTGAAAATACAGATTGTCACTTAAAGGACGCTTGGGGCGTAGTTGCTGGCCCCGACAAAAATGGCAAATGGCATCTTGTGGATCAAAGAGACATGGAAAAGGAATACATCCAATGACTGAATGGCAACCAATAGAAACCGCGCCAAAGGATATGGAGGTTCTTTTGTATTTAAAGGGAGGTGGAATCGTAATTGGTGAAGGTTGGCACACTTACGACGAACCTCCATATGGTGAGCCATCAAAAGAGTTGTATTGGATGGTTTTAGAAACAGGACAAGTTCACCCTACCCATTGGATGAAATTACCGGAGCCGCCAAAATGAAAACCTTAATCAGATACGAATACGAACCAAACAACGTCTGGGCGCTTTGGGAGAATGAAGACGGCAACCGCTGGTACGAGCATATTGTCGTCAATGGGGAGGTGCAGTGGTGATGGATCATAAAAACGAAACAACATTTGAATGGATGAACATCCAGAAAAATTGGCATCCTGATGAGGATTTATATACTGTTGTCTGTTTAAAAAACGGTCAATCTGAATGTTGTTTGACGGGAGACTTTAATACAGCATGGGATTATGCGGAAAAAAATAAAGATACCCTTCTTTATTTTTACAAAATGTTTGCGGAACCAAAAGCACTGAAGGAGGGTGAGTGATGGATATTGCTGAAAAGATGGCTGCTGATATTGCATTGGCGATGGATGGCGGAGAATGGAAAGATGGAAAATGGTATAGCAAATTCCACCGTGATGCGTGGATCAAGGCTGTCAAGCCATACGCTGATGAGATTGAACGGTTGCGGGAGGCCGCAAAAGATCGGCCAAAAGATCGGCCAAATGAAGCCGCCGACGAGATTGAACGGCTACGGGAAGAAAACAACCGCCAGCGGCAACATATTATGCTGCTTTATTCAATGGTTCAGACCGAGCATGAGATTATCCGCGTTGACGAACTGAAGGAGGGTAAGTGATGAAAACTGATTATGAAAAACTACAAATGCGGATTAAGTTTATTAAAGACGACATCCGCAAGATTTGCAGTTCTGCCCACTGGACAAGCGAACGCTTGAAAGCGGCAGATGGTAACGTGCCAAAGTATTTTATTGACCAACACGGCATCTCAGCAGAAGCGATTAATGAAGCGTATTTTGTTGGGCGGCAAGCTGGGCGGTTGGATATGGCAAAAAATATTATGGGCGTGATCGGGGAGGGTGAGTGATGGATATTGTAGAACGGTTACGGAAACGCGCTGCCACTTGGGTATCTGTTGGTTGGGGCACCAATGACATCTTTGATGAAGCCGCCAATGAGATTGAACGGTTACGCGGAGTATTGCAGCAGATCGCAGACATTGAGCATGAAGACATACCTACGCCCCAAACATCTAATGAAGGTGTGACATGGACTGTTCTAGCAATGGCAGTTGGTCTTGCTGAAAAGGCATTGAAGGAGGGTGAGTGATGGATATTGTTGAACGGTTAGCACAATGGGCAGAGAACGATATGAAGGCAGAGGCCATTGCTCTGGAAGCTAAATATGAGATTGAACGGCTGCGGGAAGCGTTGCGGTTTTACGCAGAGTGGGGAATTGATGCTCCAGCAGTAGACGCGATCATTGAAAAAGATCGTGGCGACAAAGCCCGCGCCGCACTGAAGGGAGATGAGTGATGGACCATGATGTTTGGATGAAGATTTTGGATTTCATTGATAACCACTCGGTTGCATTGTGGTTCATGTTTGTGCTTTCGGCTGGGTTCAGGGTGCGGTGATGAGAGATGAACAATGGGTGTTGAAGGGTTGCCAGGCTCTTGAAGGCGACTTTTATATTGTTGAACGGTTCGACAATGAGGCCGATTGCAGGAAGGAAATGGAGCTCATGAAGCGGGAGCATCCGAGCCATTTGTTTTGGTGCGAGGTTTATGAATCGCGGCCGAGAGACCTGAATTGGGTCGGAGATTAATCGTTTCGGAACCGAAACAATCGGACGAGGGTTTCGGATTTCTGAGAGGTCAGAAAATGGCCGATGGGCGTAAGTCATTGAAATACATACACTCCGTTTCTGTTCCATTCTTTATTTCATCTGTTGTCCTCTGATTAAGAGAGAGAGAGAAATATAGAAAAAAGGGCCGAAAACCGGTTCGGAGTGGAAACGGAGTGGGAATTGAAACTGGAGTTTGGGTTATGAAAGAGCAGGAATTTAAAAATTGGTTTCGTGACAATTGGAATGGTTGGGTGGCGGCTTATGAGCCGAGGCGCGGAGGAACGGTCGGGGTGGCCGATTTGCAGATCCTTATTCGTGGTCGGTTGCTTCCGGTTGAGTTGAAGGTCGGCGAGGTTCAAGGCAAGCATCTCATTTCGCATGATGTCAGGGCTTCGCAAGTCCAGTGGCATCGCGAGCTGTTCAAAGCCGGAGGATACAGCGTGTTTCTTGTTGGTGTTGGTGAAGGCAAAAAACCGGATCAAGTGTTTGTTTTTCCCGGCGCGAAAGGTGTCATGCTTCAAAGTAAGCTCGAATGGCGTGCTTCAGACATCATTGATGTTATCAATTTTTCTTCTGATCTGCACGATAAGCAAGCATTCCTAATGGGTTGCTACTCGTAACGATTTCCTTTTGTTACCATTTGGAAACAGAGCATACTCCCTTTCTCATTCTGAAGGGGAGAATGCACTATGGCGAAAGCCTCAAAAGCTGTTGCACGAACAACACATCACAAGAGTTTTTGGTACGATGAGAACGTAAAGCAAGACGACCTTGCTGAGATCATTCGTCGTATTGCTGAAGGCGAAAGCCTCACAAAAGTTTGCCAGAGCCTTAATAAAGATGGCTCAAGACGGTTTCCAACACCGGCTTCATTCCTTGCAAACATCAAAGAAAACCCTGTTCTAAGCAAGCAATACGCGCGAGCTATTGAGATGCGATCCGACATTAATGTTGAGATCATGATGGACATTGCGGACGATGATGCAAACACTGGCCGGGCGCGCAATCGCATTGATGCACGCAAATACCACAATGAAAAATTGGCGCCCAAAAAGTATGGCGCAAAGTTCCTCGCCGAAAGCACGATGGACGTAAATATTCGGCAGAAGGTCGATTTGACATTGATGCCTTCGCAAGTGCGCGATCAGCTGCGCAACGCATTGCTGCGCCAAATTGAGCTGACAGCGATTGAGGCGGACTGATGAACATTCACGCCGCTTATCAAGCTGAGGAGCTTCTCGCGGATTACACTCCGGAAGAGCTCCTTTTCCTATTGGATAAGGCCGATTGCGAAGACGACTTTGTTGAATTTATCAAACAAGCATGGCATGTGGTCGAGCCGGGCCAAGAATACATTCACAACTGGCACATCGATATGCTGGCCGAGCATTTGACCGCCATCACTGATGAGGTGATGATCAACGATGAGCAATATTACAATCGATTGCTGATCAACGTTCCACCGGGCGCGATGAAGTCGTTGTTGGTCGGAGTGTTCTGGCCAGCTTGGGAATGGGGGCCGCGCAACATGCCTCATTTGCGTTATGTTTGCGCCTCGCATGGACAGGACCTCGCCATTCGTGACTCGACGAAGATGCGCCGATTGGTTCAGTCCGAATGGTATCAAGAACGTTGGGGCGATCGCGTCACGCTGACCGGCGACCAGAACGCAAAGACCAAATTCGAAAACACCGCGACCGGTTTCCGCCAAGCCATTTCTGCTGGCGGCATCACGGGTGCTCGTGGTGACAGAGTCATCATCGATGATCCGCATACGGTCGAATCCGCCGCCTCGGATCAAATGCGTGCGACCACGATCGATTGGTTCCTTCAGGCTGTTCCAACCCGTTTGAACAATCCCGATCGATCCGCCATCATCGTCATCATGCAGCGTCTGCACGAAGAGGATGTTTCGGGTGTCATCCTCGACAAAAAGCTGGGCTACGACCACATCATGCTGCCCATGGAATACGACCCCACAAGGGCCGCTCCAACGCTCCTAGGGGCCGAAGACCCACGCGAGGCACTCGGCGAGCTCCTTTTCCCTGAACGCTTCCCACAGCACGTCGTGGAGCGCGACAAGAACTCCCTCGGGCCTTACGCCGTGAGTGGTCAGTTCCAGCAAATCCCAACCCCGGCGGATGGCGGCATCATCAAGCGCGATTGGTGGCAACTCTGGGAGCATGATACATTCCCTGCGTTCGATTTCATCGTGGCCTCGTTGGATACGGCATACACTGAGAAAACCGAGAACGACTTCACAGCGATGACAGTTTGGGGAATTTATACGGAGGATCCCGTGTCGGCTGAGGCTATGAAGAAACCGCTTAAATACAAAGACATGTTTCAAAAGGAACGTGGCTACAAAGCACCTCACCCGAAGGTTATGCTTGTTTATGCTTGGCAGGAGCGTCTCACGCTGGGCAACTCGGTGACGAAAGTGGCGGAAACCGTGAAGCGGTTCAAGGTCGACACCATCCTGATCGAAAACAAAGCGGCGGGCATCCCCGTGGCCCAAGAGCTGAGGCGGCTTTATTCGAACCTTGGGTTCCAAGTCATCCTCGATGACCCCAAGTCGTTGGACAAAACGTCGAGGCTCTATTCGATCCAGCACATCTTCTCGGAAGGCATTGTCTATTCGCCCGACAAGAGCTGGGCCGACCAAGTGATCACGCAAATTGCCAGTTTCCCGAAAGGCAAGCACGACGATCTCGTCGACACTGTTTCAATGGCCTTGCGTTATCTGCGAAGAACAGGCATGATTGCCCGACCCGAAGAAGCTCAAAACAACTACGAAAGCGACATGCAACATCGTGGTGCTCCTCCTGCGCCGCTTTATGCTGTTTGATTGAAAAGGACATAGCCAATGGCGCTCACCCCCGGCCTCAGCCCAAACATCCGCCTTGGTTCAGATACGCCTGAGCCGGAGCTTCCCGAGGGCATTGAGATCGAGATGACC